AAACGATACTTTAAAGCGTAACGGCAAATGGTCTAGAACGTCTTTAACGATGTTTTCTGCATGGTTTGTAGCTGTTGTGATGGCTATGATAGATTTTGCGTTTAACGGTCTTAGGTTTGATGTATGGCTTACTTTGGTAGGCGTTGCGATGGGTTCGAAGATTACAGATAGTTACAGTAAAAAAATACACAATGAACGAGAATAAAGAATTTCGAATTTTAATTATACTAGCATTGCTTTGTGCGTTTTGGATTGGCTTCTTATCTAGTTGTTCAGCCAATTATCACATGGCTAAGTTTATTAAAAAAGGTGGTAAGGTAAAAAACGATACTACTTTGGTAACGGTAAATGATACGATCCAAATAAACGGCAAAGATTCTATAATTGTTAGAACGGTTCAAGCAGTATGCCCAGAGTTAGAAGCACCAAAAACACGATGGGAAACTAGAATAGAATACAGATACAAGACTAAAGTAGAAAAGGCACAAATAAAGTGGCGTACTAAGTACCAAACCAAGTACATTAAACAACAAAAAAAGATTGAAACGAAGAACAATAAAACGTTAAATCTTGCTTTAATTGTTGTAGGTTTAATTACAATCACTATCTTAGCGTTTAAATTTTCTAAATAAACGCTCTATGAATATTACAACAAAGTACGATATAGGTCAACTAGTCTACTTAATAACTGATTCTGAACAATTGGATAGAATGATAACGGGTGTTAAAATAAATCCAAGCGGTTTAATTTACACTTTAGCTGAAGGTACAAATGAAACGTTTCACTATGAGATTGAATTATCTAGTAAAAGAAACATAATAAAGGTTTTAGGATTAAACGAAAATTAAACTCTATGAATTTACAAACGTACATTGAATTTACAAAACGTTGGGAGGGTGGGCTAAGTCGTGATACAAACGATTCGGCTTCATCTTACCCATGTCCAACACCGTACAAAGGTGTAAAAGGCTATCACACAAATATAGGAATCACTTATAAAGTGTGGGTTTCTGTATTCGGAAAAGATAACGATTCTCGATTCTTTGCAATGAACAATGAAGATTGGTTTAAAGTATTTAAATCACTTTATTGGGATAGTGTAAAAGGAGACGATTACGAGTGTTTTAGCATTGCAGTAATAGTAACAGGCATAGCATGGGGTTCTGGCGCACACAGAGCAGGAATAACGCTACAGCAAGCCGTTAACAATTGCGGTGGAAACTTAGCAGTAGACGGTAAAATCGGAATGAAGACCGTAGCAGGTGCAAATGCTATCGACGATCTACGATTATTTAACGAGTTAATTAGACTTAGAAAGCAATTCTTTTTGGCTATCTCAGAAGCTGGAAGCAAGAACGCTAAGTTTAGAAAAGGTTGGTTAAACAGATTAGCTGACTACGAAAAAACTTTTAAGCCTGCATAAGTAGGCTTTTTTATTTACCTAAATATTTGATTATGAAAAAGAATAACCGCTTTAGATTAAAAGCTGATGAAATTGAAGTATTAAACCAATACCGAGCGATTAAAACCGCATCAGATGAAATCGGAATAAACGACAAAGACGTTAAGCATGGTTGGTTAAAATCAAAAGACGCTTCACTATTCTTTAAGAACCCAAACTTTAAAACAGAAGAAGCACAACAATACGAACTTATTAGAAACGAATTACTAGAACAAGTTAAAAGCTATTCTCCTAAATACCCAACTTTAAAACGTTTAAATAATTCAGAAGGGCATTTACTTATTGTTGATCCTGCAGACATTCACATCGGTAAACTTTGCACAGCATTTGAAACAGGCGAAGAATATAATCAACAGATTGCAGTTAAACGTGTTTTAGAAGGTGTTGAAGGAATTATACAAAAGTCAAGCGGTTGGAATATAGACCAAGTAATCTTTGTTGCTGGTAACGATGTTCTACATACTGACACGCCAAGACGAACTACTACAAGCGGAACGTTTCAAGATACCGATGGAATGTGGTATGAAAATTTCATGATTGCTACTAAACTATACATTCAAGTTATTGAGCGTTTAATGACTATCGCAGACGTTCATGTTATGTACGACCCAAGCAACCATGATTACACAAACGGATTCTTTTTGGCACAAGTTATTAAAGCGCATTTTAGCAAGTCTAAGAACATTACTTTTGACGTTAGTATTTCGCACCGTAAATATTTTGTTTATGGCTTAAATCTAATCGGAACTACGCATGGAGACGGGGCAAAAGCACAAGACTTACCTATGTTGATGGCTCAGGAGTCAGAACATTGGGGAACAACTAAGCACCGATATTGGTACACTAAGCACCTACACCACAAAGTAAGTAAAGATTATCATGGTGTTTGCGTTGAAACATTAAGAAGTCCAAGCGGTACTGATAGTTGGCATCATAGAAACGGATACCAACACGCACAAAAAGCTATTGAAGGATTTATACATTGTAAACAATTTGGTCAAATTGCTAGGTTAACTCATATCTTTTAGTATATTTGCACAAAGCACCGCTTTTTTCATAGTTCAAATTTTGTTTGTTTAGGTTAAGCCCTCACTTCGGTGGGGGTTTTTTAGTTCATAATAGTTACTTGTTCACGTATCGTGAACGTGTGAACGTTTAGTTTTGTATCAATATATCTTTACATTCTATTCAATTTGTATTAAATACTCTTTACATTTTAGTTTCTAAACCCTAGTAAAATCAACACTTTAAAAAATAATTTACATTTTTATTAACTTTTTTGTTGATAAATAAAATAATTGTCTATCTTTGTAAGGTCAATAAGGCACAAACAAAAAACAGAATTATGAAATCAACATTAACAGTAACAAAAAAATTCGAAAATAAAGTATTCATCTTTATTCACACAGCAGAAGTTGGTCAAACATGGACTTTAACAGAAGCATATGAAGCAAGCGTAGGAGAGACATTTGTTAAGTCATCTTGGAAAAAGTTTGTATCGTACATGAAAAATAACACGTTGTTAAGTTCAACAGAAGTACAAAATTAATAAACAAATAAGCTATGAAAAAGAGAGCAATAGAACTACAAGAAAAGGCTAACCAACTTTTGCAAATGGCACAAGACATGGATGCTAGAGTTGAATCAGCAGAAGCAACAGCATTAAGATTTGAACTTGACTTTCCTAATGTTTCAAATCGTTGGAAACAAAAAGCAGACACTCGCAAACGTGGAAGCGGAAGACTATGGAACGCTTACTTACAAGTATTAACACAAATTAAATTAGAGTTATGACGCCAAAAGAAAAAGCAAGGGAATTAATCAACTTCATGTACGATGTTGATATTAAAGAAGATTCAGAATTTAAACCATTAATGAAATGGTCCTATGCAAAAAAATGCGCACTTATCGCAGTTGATGAAATTTGGAATTATGTAGCAGTGATTGAACAGCACGAAACAGCAGATTTTGCATTTGGTGGTTCATTTGATGGTGATGAATACTTTAAATATTTACAACAAGTTAAACAAGAAATCGAAAAATTATGAAAATTATCCAACTATTTGAAGACTACGCAAAAATCGAAGTAAACGGTAAACAGTTCGATGTGGGAATATATCAAAACTCGCAAGAGATAATTATCGACTTAGACTTTCTACGTGAGTTTGAGAACTTCGATGAGTTAAACGCTTGCGATGAATGTGAGCAAGGATATGCAGATATAGGCGAAGGAGACGAAAGCCACTATGTTAAATGTGATTGCCAACCTAAAATTAAGTAAAATGAAAGCACTAAAAACATGGCTAAATAAAGACGTAAAGCCACAAACAAAAGAAAACGTTTACATACCAGCTTTAAGCGTAAACGATGCAGACAGAAAGCGTTTCTTCACTACATACAATGTAGAGTTGATGCAGTCAATAAGAGAAGTTAAATTAAAAAATAGTTAAGATGAGAATAGGAGATAAATATAAAGGTAGATATGGTGGTTATTGTATCATAACTGATATTAAAGGCTCATGGGTTTATTATACATTTTACGATAAACCAAGTGGAGTTAAATTACGTACATCTGCTTGTGAAACAGAATTTCATAAATGTTATCATACACAACTATCTGTAACAGTAGAAACCGACCAACACTACAACAACACAAACGGAAGCCTTTACAAGTTTGCACAAGACCATGAGTTAAACGCATATGAATTTGATATATTGAAAAGAGTGGTAAGATGTCGTAAAAAAGGACAGTTCAAAGAAGATTTAGAAAAGACAAAACGAGTAATTGATTTATATTTAAAAGAATTTGAAGCATTATGACACCAAAAGAAAAAGCAAAAGAGTTAAGAGATAATATGTGGGAAGCTATGGATATGAAAGCATCTTTAGAAACTACTAAAAAATCAGTATTATTTTTAATTGAACAACAACTAAATGAAGTAAAAAATGGATTTTCATATTCTGATTATAGAAGAGAATTTTGGGAACAAGTAAAACAAGAAGTAAATAAATTATGACAAAGCAAGAATTAATAACATGGTATCAAGATGAGTGCATGGATAATATGACAGCACCAAAAGAAGTTTTAGATAAACTTTTTGAATTAGAAGAAACAAATTCATTTTTTACTTTTGAAGAAGCATGTAAACCATTAATGAAGTATTTATGTGAAAATCATCACCCACATATTAAAGTAGTTATTGATGGTAATACAGCTAATTTATTAGAAGGTATTGAATATTTTAAAAGTAATGAATTTATAATTGATTAATTATAACTATGACACCAGCACACAAACTAATTATTTCAACGGCACTCCTTCCTGTACTTGCTGACTTCTTAGAAGATGTACCTATGAATAGACTTGCTAAGATGAGACGTGAAACAGTAGTTAATTCAATCCGAGCATTTGACAGAATGTACACGAACACCGAAAAAACGGAAGACTACACCGAAGCAATGGAGCAACAAAACAACA